TGTAAACTAAGACATGACGGTTATATGGAACTTCTTAATCATCATGCACTAGATATTAAAGCTTTTATCGAATCCCTCTTAAAATCAAAGCAAGAGGAGATAGAAAAAGAAACAGCACTAGCATACGAACAAGGTAGAAATGAAAAAGGTTCATCGTTTCGTTTAGGTTATGAGGCAGGGAGAAGTGAGGCGGTAGCAAAAGAAAGAGAGAGGATGAGAAAAAAGTTTACTATGTGTACTTATGGTGAAGAATGTGAAAATATAGATAAGGGGTTAGAAAAAGAATTTTATTATCATATTAATCAAAGAGATTACGATGAATTTCTCTCTTCTCTAGACAAACCATTATCAGATAAAGAATAAAGATATATGACCTACACAGAAAAAAGATTAGAGGAGTTTGATAACTTATCCGATTATCGGTTTGCTGACAAACAAAATCGTGCAGAAATGAGATATTTTATTGCCACCTCAATCGCACAAGCCATAGCAGAAGAAAGAGCTAATGTGGTGGAATCAATGATGATGAAAGGTATAGAAGCAAAAATGACTCCGTTTCAAACGACAGTAAACCAGTACCTTAGAAATCGTGCAGAGGAAATCGGAATTGACATACGTTCCCTAGACAAACCATTAACAGATAAAGAATAAATATATATGAAAAATAATATAATCAAAAAATACGCACACGATTTTAGGGGAATGAAAATGACGGAGGAAGAACTGCTTGAAATGCTGACTAATTTATCAGAAGAATTATATGAAAAAACAAAATCAGGAATGTACGGGCGAATGCCAAAGGTTAGTATCGGAAAGTTTTCCATATGTCAAAAAAGCGACAAGGAAGGAGAAACTGGTATATGGGTTGAGGAAGGAGATGAAGATGCAGGGGAATTTAGTGGAGATATAGTAAACAAAGAATTAGAGGGACTTATCCAAATTTGGTTTAACAAATACTTTTAAAAGACTAATTACTAAGATAACTAAATAACATGAATAAAATAACACAAGACCAAGCACTACAAATCCTAGTAGATACAGCTGAACACGCAGTACAACGTGGAGGATTTAAACTATCAGAAGCAAGGATAATAGCAGAAGCAGTAGAAGCGTTCACTAAGAAACCAGAGCCAGTACCAGAGCCACTAGAGGAATCAGTAGAGGCACCAGTAAAAAAGACAAAGAAGAAGAAATAGCCTATGGCAAAACACTATGAAAAACCAAAAATATGTGATAAGTGCAAGCTCGTGTTTATGTCAAAAACGGATGTATATGTAGATATATCAGGACACAGGCACATTTTTTGCAAAACAAAGTATGAATTTGAATAAACTATGTTATAATATAAAGGAGTTATTAATAAGATAAATAAAAAACATGATAGAGCTAGGAATAGGAATAATTATAGGATTGCTAATCAATCCAGCAAAGAAAACAACATTCGAAAGTGATACATACCGGGAAATGAAAGCAAAACACTACAAAAAAGAAGGGCTAGTGATCCCAGCAGTTTCACAAAAGGAAAAAGTTAGTAATTTAATCAAAGAGATAACTAAATGATAAAACCACTAGGAAACAAGGTATATATAAAGATGGAATACATCAAAAATACAGCAGATGGATTCGCAGTAGAAGAAAGTAAGTACATAAGGGAATCAGCAGAGGTACTTGGAGTGGGACCAGACGTAAAGGTATGTAAAAAGGGAGACAGAGTTTTATTCAAAAGCTGGGCAATAGACTCATGCGACCTTGGAGAAAAAGATACATTCAATTTTATTCAAGATAGTGACGTACTAGGAACATATGAGGTGTAAAGAATACCACAAGTATGATTTCTCACTGATAGACTCAAACGAAGTTTTTATAGAAGTATGTAGTAGATGTAAACACAAGAACATCACCCGGAAAGGAAACGAAGGGAGAATAGACAACAAGAAGTTTTTACAAGAACATAAGCTAGAGTTCGCTCAAAAAGGTAAAATTTATGACAAAGAATATAATCGAAACACAAGATAAAGCACGAAAGCCACTGATCGCAGGCGTAAGAAAACTTGCAGATGCAGTGAAAGTAACAATTGGAGCAAAAGGACACAACGTAGTATTACAACGAAAAGGACAAGACCCATACGTTACGAATGACGGTATCTCAATTGTAGAGAACATCTTCCTAGACGACCCAATCGAGAACGCAGGAGCGCTCATGGTAAAGGAAGTAGCCCGAAGAACAAACGAGAAAGCAGGAGATGGTACAACAACCTCAATCATCCTAGCAAGCGCAATCCTGGACCGAGCAGAGGAAACAGGGGTAACAGGGATGCAACTAGCAAAAGAGATCCAAGAAGCCTCAGAGAAGGTAATAAAGAGCCTGGAAGACTCAGCAGAAAAAGTAACAGATAAAACACTTATAGATATTGCAACAATATCATCGGAATCAAGAGAAGATGGTAAGAAGGTAGCAGAGATGGTAGGTATAATTGGAGCAGAAGCATTTTCAGAGATAGAACCATCACAAACAGGGGTAACATACTTTGATGTTAAAGAAGGAGTACGATTTGACCTAGGATGGCAAGCTATGGAATGGTGTGATGACTTCCAAAACCAGACAGCGACACTACACAACCCACTCATCTTGGTAACATTAGACAACATCTCTGCTGTGAATCAAGTAGAAAAGGTACTAGCACACGCAAAGGCAGAAGGAAGACCATTGGCAATCTTTGCACCAAAGGTAGATGACGGAGTTGCTGGCTTCATATACAACAACCACATGATGGGAATCCAGAAGGTAACAATGATCCGTACACCCTTGGTCCAAAAGGATGAGTTTGAACAAGATATCAAACTTCTAACAGGAGCAGAATCATTGACCCAGAAGCATGGGAAAGCCCTAAGAAACATGACACCATCAGACCTAGGGAGCTGTGAGAAGATTGTCGTATCTAAGTGGGAGACACGACTAAGTGGTACAAATAACGTAGATGACCACATCAGGAACGTAGATGATAACGAAAGAAAGAAAAGACTACAAGCAAAGTCAGGTATATACCACATCCACGCAAGCACAGACAAAGAGTTCCGATACAGACATGACAAGGTGGAAGATGCCATCAATGCATCAAAAGCAGCACTAGACGGTGGAATCGTAGCAGGTGGAGGTGTAGCTCTTAGAGATGCAGGAACATATGCAATGGGAACCACAGGTGGAGATATTCTATGCCAAGCCTGTGTGTCACCAATGGCACAAATCATAGCAAATGGTGGAATCAATCCAGATACAAGACATATTGTAATAGGAGAAGGATACGATGTACTCACAGGAGAATTAGTAGACATGAAGAAGGCAGGGATAATAGACCCAGTCAAAGTAACTATCAACGCACTCCGAACAGCAGTCTCTGTAGCAAGTCAAATATTAACAACAGCAGGGGTAGTAATAGAAAACTAGTATGCAATACCGAGATATCAATTCAATAGAGCCATACAAGAAGAACGCAAAGCTCCACCCAAAGGCTCAAGTAAACCAGATCGCAATGTCTATCAAAGAGTTTGGATTTAATCAGCCAATCGTAGTAGATAAGAAAGGTGTTATCATTGTGGGTCATGGAAGGCATGCAGCAGCAAGGGAGCTTGGACTAACAGAGGTCCCGGTCATGGAGATAGATGTAACAGAGGAACAAGCTAACGCATACAGACTCGCAGATAACAAAACAAATGAATCAGACTGGGATATGATTCTTGTTATAGAGGAACTCAAAGACCTAGACAGTAAAGGATTCGATATAACACTCACAGGATTTGATAGAGACCTGATCGTGGATGAAGATGAGCATGATGATGACGTACCAGTGACACCAGAAGAAGCTCAATCAAAGCTAGGAGACATATACCAGCTAGGAAGCCATAAGGTAATGTGTGGAGACAGTGTAGTCATAGAGGATGTAGCAAAGCTCATGGATGGACACAAGGCAGACTTGATATTCACAGATCCACCATACAACGTAAACTACAAAGGAAAAGGTAAGAACACATCGGAGGGAATAGAAAATGATAAGATGTCAGAGGCAGAGTTTGATATATTTCTGAATAGTTTCTTCACTAGGTTCGTAGAGGTCGCAAAGAAATCAGCACCATACTATGTGTTCCACTCACACAAGACCCAGGAACAGTTTGAGAGATCAATGAATAACAACGGGATAGAGGTAGTAACTCAACTCATCTGGAACAAACCAAGTGCAGGAATGGGAATGGGAGAGTACAGAACAAAGCATGAACCATTCTTCTACGCAAAGCTCGCAGGACAAAAGGTAAACTTCTATGGAGATAGAACAGGCACAACCATCTGGGACTTCCAGAAAGGAGTGAAGGACCTGGAGCGATGGGCAAAGAAAGTAAAGGCACAAGAAGCAGAGGGAAGGAATACAATCTGGTCGATGAAAAGAGAAAACGTAATGGAGTACGTACACCCTACTCAGAAACCAGTAGAGATCATCACAAAAGCAATAATAAACAGTTCAAAGACAGATGATATAGTCCTGGACCTATTCCTAGGAAGTGGAGCAACAATGATAGGAGCAGAGAAGACAAACAGAGTATGTTACGGAATGGAACTAGACCCAAAATATACAGATGTTATCGTACAAAGATACGTAGACTACACAGGAAACGAGGATATTATTAAAAACGGAGAATCAATCATATGGCAAAAAACAAAGGAGGCAGACCAACAAAGCTAAGTCCAGAATCTATCCTAAAACTAGAACAGGTATTCGCTATGGATGGAACAGTGCTAGAAGCCTGCTTTTTCGCAGATATAGGTACATCAACGTACTATGAATGGATAACAAACAATCCAAAGTTAGCGGATAGATTCGAAGTATTACGACAAACACCCATATTAAAGGCTAGACAAACGATACTCAAAGACCTAGGGGATGTATCAACAGCTAAATGGTACCTAGAGAAGAAAAGAAGAAACGAGTTCGCAAGCAAGAGCATACAAGAACATGAAGGGGAAGTAACAAAGAACCTCAAAGTCTCAGACGAAGAAGGAGAAGCGCTTGCAAGAAAGTTCGAGGAGGCTTATAAGAAAAACATACTAGGACTGTAATAGTTAAGGGGTTAATAATTCAATAGGTGTATCTACGAGAGGAGTTCAGAGAAATAGTCTAGGAAATACTCTGGTGACATAAGTGTGTAAGGTTTGCGGTGGAACACCGACTAACTCTCCTCGCAGGTACATCTATATATAAATAATTGGTGTGTTGACACCTCACTAAGCTCCACAAGGGAGTGGATTAAGAGTAATCTATCTATCGTTTAATTATGAAAATAAACAGAATATGGTCTATGCCTAGTCATAAGACCTTTACAATAAAACCAATTAAAGA